TTGAGATTTGCCAACTTTTTAAAAAGCACTTCAATGAGGAGATCAAAGGAATTATTCATTGGATAAACAAATATCCTCCAGGTGGGTTTCAAGAACCTCATATTCACAAATACGGTAATGATAAGATCATCGTTTTCGTATATTTCGTAGACATACCAGAAAACAGTGGGGACCTAATAATTGAAAACGCCTCTTGCTATTTTAGTGAAGGTAGTGTATGCTTCTTCGACGGTAACACTGAACATTACGTGACTAAGAATAAATCGTCTCAAGATCGTATAACTATTGCAGGTAATATTGTGGTGAAATCATGATCATTTTTAAAAAGATCAGATGGAAAAATTTTCTATCTACAGGAAATAGATGGACAGAGATCGACTTAAGGCAAAATAAAAATACCTTAATAGTCGGCCATAATGGTTCTGGTAAGTCTACCTTACTAGATGCTCTAGCTTATGGGCTGTTTGGTAAGCCCCACCGCAATATCAATAAACCACAGTTGGTCAACACTGTTAATAATAAGGATATGATAGTCACGGTAGACTTTGAGATAGGTCAGAACAAATTCAAAGTAGTGCGTGGCATGAAGCCAACGATATTCGAGATTTGGAAAAACGATGTCATGGTTAATCAGGACTCGAAGGCTCTTGAATATCAAAAACTTCTCGAACAAAATATTCTAAAGCTCAACCACAAATCATTCCATCAAATCGTTGTATTGGGTAGCAGTAGTTTTATCCCATTCATGCAGTTGCCTGCAGCTTCAAGGCGAGAGGTGATTGAGGACCTTTTAGATATCAACGTATTCTCTAAGATGGGAGGGCTGGTTAAAGATCGCCTCACAACTTTGAAGGAAGAGAAGAAAGACCTTGAGTACAATATCAAGCTTGCAAACGAGAAGGTCGAATATCAGAAAAAGTTCATTCGAGAGCTTCAAGCTTTAAATGAGCAGAATAAGAAAAGCAGACTTGCCGAGGTTCAAGGTATACAGTCTGAGATAAAGGATCTACAGGACGAAAATGCAGAGAACTCAAAATGGCTCAAAGAGCACTCAGAAAAGAACGAAAGAGAAATTACCGAGAAGCAAAAGAAGCGCAACACCATTCTTGAATTCTCGGCTCAGTTCAAACAGCAAATTTATGACGTCGTTAAAGATGCGAAATTCTATGAGGACAATGAAACGTGCCCAACGTGTTCCCAAGATATTAGTTCGGACCTTAGAGCCGAAAGGCTACAGCATGCAAAAGATAGGGCGAAGACACTTCAAAAAGCAATGGATGATGCCACTGAGCAGTCGATTGCTTTGGAACAGGATCTTGAGCGGCTCAATGTTATGGAACAAAACATCCGAGAAAGAACCACCACTATTCATGCTAACAATAGTACGATCTCTCGGTTGCAAGGACATATATCATCTATCGAGAATGAACTAGTCGATTCACCCGATCATGATAAGTGGCAAAAAGCTCACGATGATCTAGCTGAATTGATGTCCAGCAAAGATTCTCTGATGGAGAAATTTTTCAAAAACAGTGAGGAGAATAGCTATCATATAGTCATGGCAGAGATGTTGAAGGACACTGGTATCAAAACCAAGGTGGTTAAACAATATCTGCCCGTAATCAATAAATTGGTCAATCAATATCTACAGGTGCTGGATTTCTTTGTGCACTTCGATCTAAATGAAAGCTTCAATGAGACCATTCGATCACGCCATCGTGATTCGTTTTCATATGAATCTTTTTCTGAAGGGGAGAAGCAACGCATCGACTTGGCGTTATTGTTTACGTGGCGCATGGTCGCACGCATGAAGAATTCAGCATCTACCAATCTTTTGGTCTTAGATGAGACCTTCGATTCAAGTCTGGACCAAGATGGTGTAGAGAATCTGATAAAAATTCTCTATACACTAGAGGATGATACGAACACATTCGTTATTTCTCACAAGGGTGATATCCTAGAAAACAAGTTTGAGCGCAAGATTGAATTTGTTAAGGATAGGAATTTTTCCAAAATTAAACCTTTACAGTCCGTGAAGGTTGCTGTATAATGGAAGTAACCATGGAAAAAGGATATATATACAATGGCACTTGAGCTTTCTAGTGACACGTTGGAGATCTTGAAAAACTATTCATCGATCAATTCCAACTTGGTCGTTCGTAATGGTAAAACTTTGAATACTATCTCTGAAGCCAAAAACATCATGGCATCATCGGTAGTAGAAGAAGAGTTCCCTAGGGAATTTGGTATCTATGATTTGAGCCAGTTTCTTGGGGTTATGAGTCTGGTGAATAGTCCAGCACTCAATTTCCACGATGAGTTTGTGGAAATCAGTGACGGTACTTCGGGCCGGTCGAAGGTACGTTACTTCTACTCAGATCCTGAGCATCTTACCTCTCCAACTAAGATGCCCAAACTTCCAGAGGTGTTCGATTGTACGTTCATCTTGAATGAAAAAGATCTGGGATCTATCAAGCGTGCTGCAAGCACCCTTGGCTACGATAACCTGTCAATTACTGGTAGTAATGACGTGCTCACCCTTTCGGTAACTGACAGCGAGAACAACACGGCCAATGTGTTCTCAATCGATGTCCCGGGGGAGTTTACTTCCTCGGGATTCGAATATATAATTAAAATCTCTAATCTGAAAATTATGACTGGTAGCTACAATGTTAGCATTTCCAATCGCATGATTTCTCAGTTTGAGAATGTTTCTAATCAAATCCAATACTGGATCGCTGTAGATAAAGACTCGAAACTAGGAGAATAATTATGGCTAATGAAAAATCTGGAAGTTCCCAGATTGTTGAACTGTCCAATAGGGCAGCACGTTCTACAATAGCGGTGATCGATACCGTTGTTCAGCGTGGAGGATTTCGAGGTGAGGAGCTTTCTACCATTGGTCAGCTACGCGATCAATGTGTTCAAATTGTATCCCTTGCTGAAGCTGAAGTAGCTAAGGCCGCTGAAAGCAAGTAATCCTATGTTTTTTGTTATGGAGAAAGTGAATGAAGGATTTCTTGTGGGTAGAAAAATATCGTCCTCAAACAATCGAGGAATGTATTTTACCCAATAGTCTAAAAGAAACCTTCCAGTCCATGGTGGAGACCGGTGAATTGCAGAACATGCTTTTCACCGGCACTGCCGGATTGGGTAAAACAACTGTTGCTCGTGCGCTATGCAATCAAATGGGCAAGGATTACATTATCATCAATGGGTCTGAGGAGGGTAACATTGATACCCTTCGAGGAAAGATTAAGCAATTTGCCTCTACAGTATCACTTACTGGAAATGGTAAGGTCGTCATCCTTGACGAAGCTGATTATCTAAACCCACAATCAACTCAGCCTGCATTACGTGGGTTCATCGAACAGTTTTCTGATAACTGTCGATTTATTTTAACATGCAATTTCAAGAACAAAATCATAGAACCTTTACATTCTCGATGTGGTGTCTATGAGTTCAATACCTCTAAGAAAGATTTAGTCGGTCTTGCTGATCAATTTTTCAAGCGTGCTAAGTCTATCTTAACCAGTGAAGGAGTACAATTTAATGATAAGGAAATTGCACCGTATATCGTCAAGCACGCCCCTGATTGGAGGAGGGTCATCAATGAACTTCAAAGGTATTCTGTTCTGGGGCTGTCTTCTGGGGTTTCTGTTAATCTTGATGGATCCTTTGAATCTCTTTTCGGGTTCATAAAGGATAAAGACTTCAAGAAGATGCGTAGATGGGTGGCAGATAATGTCGATCTCGAATCTTCTGCAGTTTTTCGTGGCATTTATGATGCCATGGAAGATAAGGTGAAACCATCTAGTTCACCTCAATTGGTGCTTATTCTAGCAGACTATCAATACAAGGATGCATTCGTTGCAGATCACGAACTCAACATGGTTGCCTGTCTAACAGAGATCATGGCTGGAGTTGAAATGAAATGAAGGCATTTGATATAGTCAACAGCATTAATAATAACAAAGCTATCGAATGGGACGATGAAGTCAGTAAAGCTTACGTCCCATTCGTTGTTAATCGCTCATTCAGCTACTTTCGAGACACGGTGATTGCTGCGAATGAGATGAACCGTTACCACCACATTGACCACAAACTACAATATCATTTTCTTATAAATATAGTTCGCAAGGGTAAAAGATTCAGCAAATGGATCAAACCTGAAAAAGAGAATGATATGGAAGTGGTCAAAGAATACTATGGCTATAGTAATGAGAAAGCAAGTCAAGCT